GCCTTGGTAAAAGTAACAGTAGCCGTCTTCTGGGCGGCACTGTTTTTCACTGGTCTGTATTTCATGGCCGGTGAATTGTTTGGAAACTAATGCAAAATTGACAACCCCAAAGGAACAATAATGAAAATTGAAAACATCAAGCTAGAACACATTCGTATCGATCGCGGCACTCAATCACGCGAGAAGGAAAGCCAAGAGCAGATAGACAACATCGCTGAGGCCATTAACAACGGCGAGGAGATCGACCCAGCAGTTATCTTTGACGACGGCGAATACTTTTATTTGGCAGACGGCTTCCACCGTTACCACGCCCACAAAAAGCAAGGCCAAGCCACCATGCCCTGCATTCGCAAGCTGGGAACCCTGCGTGACGCCCAGATATACGCCTTCCAAGAGGCGAACAAATTCCAAAAGAGCCTGCCCCGTAGCCATGCTGACAAGCGTCGCTGTGTGAACTGGTGCTTGGATGACTTGGAATACCAAGACCTTGCCGACCGCGAGATCGCCCGAATGGTAGACGTTAGCCATGTGCTGGTGAGCCGTATGCGTAAGGAGCGCATGACGCCCAAGGAGACCAAACCTGCCAAGCTAAAGAACGTGGTCGAACCAAAGCTGGAATTATTACCACCTGAGAAAGTGGAATTATTACCAGCAGCCAACGACATGGACGCCGAAGCCATGAATTATTTGCAGGAAGAGAACCAGCGTCTTGAGAAGCAGTTGGCCGTGGTAGCGATGGAGGCCACGCCCGAAGAGAAAGAATTGGCCAAGACCATGATCGAAGAGCTGCAAGAGGAGGTCAAGATGCTCCGCATTGAGAACCAGTCCCTCAAGATCAGCCGTGATACTTACCAAGCAGAGAATGCCCAGCTCATCAAGCAGGTGGGTATGCTTCAGCGACAACTAAAAAAAGCAGCGTAAGGTAGCCCAAGCTGGCGGGCTAGTGCCAGCAGTTGAGGGATTGTATGAGTAGCTTAAATTTGCGCGACTACCAAGCGCAGGCGATAGAGTCTCTGCGAAGGGGCTTTGCGGCGGGATACAGGACACAGATCCTGGTTGCGCCCACAGGGGCAGGCAAGACCGAGATGGCCATTGCCCTGCTAGAGGCGGCCATGAACAAGGGCAGTAACAGCTCGATGATCTTGGACCGCATTGTCTTGTGTGACCAGACCAGTAAACGGCTGGAGAAATACAAGATTGATCACGGCGTTCTACAGGCTGGGCATTGGCGATACCGACCGTATGAAAAGATACAGGTCTGCTCGGCCCAGACGCTGGAGAGTCGCGGGGATTTCCCTGATCTCAAGCTCATGATTGTAGATGAGTGCCACCAAACCAGAGCGGCCACGGTGGAGTTCATTAAGAACAACCCGAGCATCAAGGTGATCGGCCTAACAGCCACGCCCTTTACCAAGGGTCTTGGAAATATTTACGAGCATGTGGTCTCGCCCATCACGACCAAGCAGCTGGTGGAGCAGGGCAGTCTGGTTCCGCTTCGTGTATTCATTGCCAAAGAGATCGACATGACGGGGGCCAAGAAGGTCGCTGGCGAGTGGTCTCAGAAAGAATCCACAGAGCGCGGGCTCAAGATCACGGGTGACGTGGTGGCCGAGTGGATCAAGAAGACCCATGAGATATTCAAGCGTCCGGTCAAGACCGTGGTGTTTGCCTCTGGGGTAAAGCACGCAGAGGACTTGTCACGCAAGTTCGCGGAGCAGGGATACAACTTCATCAGCATTAGTTACAAGGATGCCGATGACTTCAAGCGTGACGTGGTCGAAGACTTTTCCAAGCCCGATACAGAGATTCATGGGCTCATAGCCACAGACATATTGACCAAGGGATTTGACGTGCCTGACGTGCTAATTGGCGTGTCTGCGAGGCCGTTTAGCAAGTCATTGTCGTCGCATATCCAGCAGATGGGTCGGGTGATGCGGCCATATCCGGGTAAAGAGTTCGCGGTCTGGCTTGACCATTCGGGTAACTACCTACGTTTCCGAGAGGATTGGGATGACGTGTTTGCGAACGGTGTATCTGAGCTGGATGATGGCAAGGAGAAGGCCAAGAAGGAGAAGACAGACAAGGAGAAGGAGGCGGCCAAGTGTCCGAAGTGTGGCGCGTTGTGGCGGAGCAGTAGTGATACCTGCGCCCATTGTGGCTACATCAAGGAGACCAAGAAGAAGTTGGCAAGTGTTCCAGGTGAGATGGAAGAATTAACAGCCAATGCAAACCGAGACGAGAAGCAGGAGTTTTGGTCTGAGCTGCAATACAAAGTTAAGGTTGAGGGTTGGAACCCAGGTCGAGCGGCGCACACCTACAAGGATAAGTTTGGGGTCTGGCCTAGGGGTTTACACGATAACGTTCGAGTGCCAAGTTTGGCCACAGAGCGGTTCATTAAATCTAGAATTATCGCCTACATGAAAGGGAAGAAGTGATGGATTTCCTGCAGTTCGCAAGGGCCAAAGGGCTCTTGATGGAAACGTTACCACCGATCGGGGTATGGAAAAGATACGCAACAGAAGACCATCCATCTAAGCGCAACGGCTCTGCCAAATACATGGGCACACATGGATTCGTAGTTAACCATGCAATGGACACAAGCGCAGACACTTGGCGGCCTGATAGTTCTTATGTAATGGATGCTGCAAAGCAAGCCGAGCTGGCCAGACAGGCGCGTGAAGCTGAGTTACGAACACAGGAATTGAACCGAGAGGCGGCACAAAAGGCGGCATGGATACTGAAGCAGTCTCGCTTCGGCCGCCATAAGTATCTGATTAACAAAGGATTTCCAGACGAGGAAGGGAATGTCTGGAACCAGGATGGTCGGTCATTGTTAATAATTCCAATGCGGCTCGGTGCGAGGCTGGTCGGATGCCAGATGATTGACGAGCAGGGGCAGAAGAAATTTCTGTTCGGCCAACGGACAAGTAATGCGTCCTTCGTGTTCGACAACAAAGGCCCCAACATATTGTGCGAGGGGTATGCCACAGCGTTGAGCGTTCGGGCTGCCTTACGCGCCATGAAGCGGCGGTATACGATTCATGTTTGCTTTAGTGCGTCCAACATGATCAAGGTTGCGGCTGGTCTGCCATCGGGGCTGGTGATTGCGGACAACGATTCGTCGGCCACAGGTGAGAGGGCGGCCAAGCAGATTGGTTGGCCATATTGGATGTCGTCGGTCATAGGCAATGACGCAAACGACGATATGCAGGCCCAGGGAATCTATAAATTCTCTCAGGGCCTGGTCAGGTCATTGCACCTTCTGGTTGGCCACAATGAACGGTTGAACGGCCAGAATTAGGGGGTTTTCCTTTTCGGCCATAGCGAGGTGGTGCATTATTTCCATGCCCACTTCAAGGGCCATTTGGCCTTCGCCCGCATGGTCGGCCATAGCGTATACAAAGCCGGTGTCGTCTTCGGCCAGGGTGATACTAAATATTGAGCGGGGCGTCATGAGCGGATCATACCCGCTCGCGCCCATCGTCGGCCATAGAGTATCGAGCGCGCAAAAAAACCCGCAGCCAGGCGGGTCGGTGCGTTACGGGCGCCAAACCATCAAGTCGCAGGCGGCCACAATGAGCGCGGCCAGGTAAACGAGCGCGAGAATTATTTTAAATTTGGTCCAAGGCATGGGTTTATCTCCTTTGCCATTGGGTGGCCTTGCGGGCTTCATGTCGGCCAATATCGATCAGGCGTCGGGCTTCGGTCCGGTCGTGTATATGCTCGGCCTGGATCATTAGTCGCAGGATCTCGGCCGGGGTTTTCCCCCGTTCGTATCTGTATCCGGCGTCAATGTAGGCGTGCTCGGTGTGTTTCATGTTGTCACTTCCTCATTTTTGCCAAAATAAAAAAACTGCGTCTTATTTGCTATCCATGCGGTTCGGCTAGATTTTTTAATCCAAACCCCCCCAGCAAAATAAAACTTCTCGCCTATGGTAATTTCTTTAAAAGTTTTCATGCTGTCATCTCCGGCACCTCTACATCATCTCCCAGCTTGCTTGCAACATAACACCGCATCGCGGCAATCAGGGGTGTGGGGCCTTCTATGTATTCGCCCCCAAATCCAATCCTTGCCGCCCAACCTCGTGGGCACTGGAGTATGGCAATTCCTTCCCGTTCAATGATCGGCCCACCTTGCGCCCAATTTGTTGAATAGTTCGGCACCGGAACGGGTTTGTATTCCCCTGTTGCCATTCCTACCGCCCAATCAAGGGCGGCACCTGTTAATTCATTTGTTTTCATGGTTTATCCCTTAATTAGTAAATGTTTTTGATAAATTTAGTGATTGCGATCTGTGCGGCGCGATAGCTTTTGAACGTCCGGCCTATGAAATGACCCGTGTCGTCCGTGATAGAGCAGGCATCACAATCGCAGCGCCCGTTAATGTAAAAACCTTTGTAATAGTGTGTAAACATGGTCAATCCTTCCATGTCTGAGGGTAATCGGGTTTCGGTGTGAATGGTTTTGTAATAATTCATTTTGTGGGCTCCATCAGGATCTCTTTTAATTCCGGGATTGTGCGGCCGGTCATGGCTGAAAATTCCCGTAGGGTAATGTTTAAATGTCGGTCGTAGTATTCGCGGATCTGGTCGGGTGTCATTGGGCGGCTTTCTGGATTGGGATTACTCGGCGGGCTTTTAAATCGGTAACGCGGGCCTTGGATCCGTGCGCTCTGAATCCGATAATAGATTTGCGGTCGGCCTTTTGGCAAAGCTCGCATATCGCGCATGTCATATACTTTTTAACCTGGGCCGGGCATATCGTGATTGGGCGGCCTTCCGGGGTGGTGGTGTTTTGCGGGGTGTCTTCCGGGACAATGCAAACGACGGGCAGGCCATGCGCGGCCAGGGTGTCGGCGTGTCCGGCATCGTCGGCGCTCAGGTTTACGGTGAACCCCCAGGCGGTGGCTTGTTTGGCCCAATAAATAGCGTCGGCGCTATGTTTGTGGGTGTATGTAAAACCGCGGCGGCCTTGGTTGGCCTTCACGATTTCCCCCAGGGCTGCAGCGTCCACCGATTCCCCTTCGCCTGGTAGGTCTCCGGCGACGTTGTGCCTCCACAATTGGCCCGGCTTTAGTGCTGCAATACTGGCGGCCAGGTCGGGCAATAGCGCGCCCCGTTTCGGGACCTTGTCCCAATTCAAGCGGGTGTAATAGTCTTCTCCGTAACAGTCCTCGCCGTAATGCGCGCAGCTGGGCGGGCAGGTCCGGCGCTCGCTGTAGGTGGTGGGGATCGGTCCAGTTTTGCGGTTGGTGCTGGCTTTTATAAAGTGGTAACGCATTGCTTATGCTCCTACGTGAATAACTTGAAAACGGTCATTGATAAAGCGGGCCAGGCGCTCGCGGGCGGCTTGTTTTTCCTGGCGTCGGGCTTTGGCCTTGGCGCTCTTGGTGGCCAGGCGCTCGCGGCATTTGGCGCGCCATGCTGCAGCGTTGGGGCTGGGGTTTGGCGCTAGGCGGTCCAGCTTGTCCAGGATCCGGGCCGGGCAATCGTAGTAATACGGGTGGCAGGTTTCGTCCATGTCTTTGAAGCAAAATTCAACGGTGTTTTTCCATCCGTTGCGGCGCTCAGTAAGGCAGACTAAGCCGTAGTAGGTTTCCTGGCCTTTGGTGTCGGTGTGTTTCATTAGCGCATACCATTGCGCGCCTACGGTGGCCGAGTCCTCAACGGTCCAGCTGCTGCGGGTGTTGTTGGCGCTATCCTGGGTGAATTCCCGGCGCAGGATCGCGTCGGTTTTGGCCAGGTTGTCGACGGTGTATGAAGTCCATCCCATGATTAAATCTCCTGTTTAAAATTTACGTGTTGCTATCGGCTCGGACCATGTCGATCGCGGCTTTTCTGGAATCGGCGCGGACGTAAACTACGCACGGCTGGCCGTCGACCCATGCCCAAACGCCCCAAACATTGGAAGGCGTGCCCCAATAAGCCCCTCCCTTGTCGTATCCTTCTCCACCACCTTGGCGTCGTGCGTGTAGGCGTTTGGCGTTTTGAAGGTTTGCCGGGTTATCCCCTCGGCGGCCCATTGGCGCGCCGTATCGGCTGGACACTTCGGGAAATGGATTAAATTGTGTGGCCATGATTAAATCTCCTGTTTAAAGTGTTGCGCGGTTGGCGAGGGCTTCGCTGATCTGGTTTGATCTGCACAAGTGGTCAACAAAATTCACAAAAGCGCAGCGCGTGTCGGTGCAATAGTCGCGCTGGGTGTGGTCTTCGCGTGTCCAGTCTCGCTCAGGATATTTTTTGCGGTTGGCGGTTGGGTGTGCTTCCCAAAATGCGGCGCGGATTTGTTTTTGATTGGTGTATGTCATCTCAGGCCCCCTTGCGTGCGGATACGGTCATCCGGGTGTATTCATTGCCGATCGTCGTGTGGGCGGTGATCAGCTGGCGGGATGGCTCGAATTTCTGAGCGATAGCGCGCCAGTCAATAGTGGCCTTTCCGTCGCAGGTGGCAATAGTCACGCGGTATAAATTCCCGTCGATGTGCTTCAAGCCGGCGGCTTCGAGCTCGGCGCGAATAGTTGCCTCTTGTTTTTTCAGGTCGGCTATTTGTGCCTGGATCATTCCCAGGGTGTCAACGGCTGCAGCGAGTAAATTTTCGTGTTTCATGGTTTGTCTTTCGGTTGTTTACTGTTTGAGCAAAAGCGCTCCAATAACCCCGGCTCGCGGGGCTATCAGCGGGCCTTTATTCGGTGGTGTAGCGCTCGGCGATATCGCCCCAGCTGGTCACGCGGTATCGGCCTGCAAGTAAAACCAGGGTCGGCGCGTAGGTGTCTCCGGCGTTTAGATATAGGCAGGTCCCCCGGGTAGTTTGGAAACCCTCCACCCCGTGAAAGTTGCCCAGGGCGTTTAGGCATGTTAGGCGCAGGTCGGCGGTCCCTGGTGAGTTGTAGCATTCCTGAAAGCGGGCATAGCCTTCCGGGGTTTCTAGTAGGTCCTCTCGGCTCATTTTCAAAATTTCTTTTGCCTGGGCGGCTTGGTCTCCGAAAATTTCGCGCAGGGTTTTAATACTTGGTGTTCTCATGGTGTTGTTTCCTTACTGGTTGCGGCCAGCTATCAGGCGGCCGGTGAATCGGTTGTGAATGCGGGCGGATGGGCTGCAGGCTGCAAGCCAGGCCAAGGCTTCGGCCCAGGTCCAGGCGGTGCGGTTGGTCCCGTAGGTGTCGGTTATGCGATACATGTCACGCGCTCCAGGTAAGGGGCCGGGGCCCCGTTGGTTTAGACAATGAATTCGGGATTGTTGGTAATGTTGTGCTCGGCGGCCAGGACCAAAATTTCCAGCTTGGTGGCCTTGCTACGGGTGGCGCGATAAAGTGCCGACAATACGCGGGCCAGGTAATCGGGACCCATGCCGGCAGCTGCGAACTGCAGGGACTTTTCAATTTCGTGGGTTTCGGCTTTAGTCATTTGAGATCCTTTCGGTTGGTTGTTTAAGGCGTGCTATCAGTTAGCACGGGTGTTAATGTAGCAGTTATATTGCATGTGTCAACGGCTGATATAGGTTCTTTACAATTCTTTACATGGCATACAGTAAAACCACTGTATAAACCAGGCCCGAAGGATCGCGGCGCGATTCGAGCGGCTCAGGCGAAGCCGTGCGGCCTGGGTGTGGCCAAGGTGGAATTATTACCAGAGAGGGAGATCCGACCGGGTGGTAACGTTACCAGGGGACCGGCTGCAGGGACCAGAGATAAACCTGGCCAGGCGTGCTAGGTTTTTTTTCTTTTTTTGTTCTGGTAGTCTCGCGGGCATGAAAACGACGACGACCGATAAAAACCCGCGCCCCCTTAGCCGAAGGCAGGCAGCCGAAGCGATGGACCAATTGCCATTGTCTGAAGTCCTAGGTCCCTCAGTCACCAGGGGATTGACACACAAGCAAAAGGAATTCGCTCACCATATCGCCAGGGGTGAAACAGGCGCACAAGCGTATCGGCTCGTTTACTCCAAGGGGGCCAAGCCGATGACAGCTGGAAACAATGCACAGAAGCTCAAGAGGGACACTCGAGTGATAACCGAAGCCGAAGCCTACCGCCTGGCATTAGAGGGGGAAAAACAGCGCACTCCCGCCGCTTTGCGTGCTCTGGTAATAAAAACGCTCGTTGACGTGATGATAAATCCAGAGACGCCCCCAGCCGTGAAGATCAACGCTGCCAAGGTTGCCGGCCAAATAACAGAAGTGAGCGCCTTCACCGAGCGAACCGAAGTGCGAACCATCAGTAGCTCAGAGGATGCCAAGGCCAAGATATTCGAAGAGCTTCGCCGCCTATCCAATGCTCAGGCCGTTGACGTTGACGTGATCCGCTCGGCCGATTCGCTCCTGGATGAGCTCAACGCCGCCGCCATGCCAGAGCCGATCGCCGCCGATCCGGCAGACGAGCCGACCCTACCCACCCCCCACCCCCCTCTTTCGACCGGTGGCACCGGCGCTCGGCCATGAACATTATTCCCCACCCTCTGTCACCTAGTTTGTGGAAACCCACCCCCATGCTTTCCGAACAGCGGACACCCGGGGGGTATACCAAGTGGAACTATTAACACATTGCTTAGTCAATAGTTGCTTAGTCAAGGTGTTAATATTACCAGCATGAAAAAAGTATTGATCAATAGTAAGATGGTTCAGCGTCGTAGGGAGAAGACGTTTGAGGAATGTATGGAGGCTGGTATGACGCCTATGCAGACTGAGGTGTTTTTGATAATAGATGAGTTTTGGAAGAGGTATGGGTATGGGCCGTCTTTACGGAACATTGCGGTCGCCCGTGGGAAGATGGGGTTGGGGAATACAAAGGAGATCATTGACCGGCTTGTTAGGTTAGGTGTGGTTAAGAGGGTAGAGGGAGCTGCTCGGTCGGTGAGGCCTGTGTATATCAACTTTAGGGAGTTGGACGTTGAGTGAGATTGAGAAGCTGATTGCCGCCCTGCCTAAGGAGCAGCAAGAGCCGATATTTCAGTTGGTGGAGGATTACCGGCTGGCGAGTGAGCGGGAGGTGGCGCAGAGTAGTTTCATGTCGTACGTGAAGCTGATGTGGCCGTCTTTTGTTCATGGTAGACAC